TGGCCGGCGGCACCGCCACCCATAAGCGCAAGTACCCCGTGTACCTGTTCAAATCTGGCGTGGTGAGCGAGGGCATCCAACAGGACCTGCGCTTGGCTGCCGACCGCAACATCCTGTCCATGCAGGATGTGCTTGCTGTGGATTATCACTACGGTTTCCACATCACTGGCACCAGGTGGGCCAGCGGCACTGACAACCCCACCAACGCCAACCTAACCACCATCGGCAACTGGAACCTCGTGTTCGCCACCACCAAAATGGTGCCCATCTGCCGCCTGCTGGTCAACACCCCGTTCGATACCACTGCCTACTGATCGGCATTGGTCAAACAAAAGGGGCTCCTCGGAGCCCCCTTTTTTATGTCAATCAATCCCCAACCGCAACTTCTCCTGGCGCTCAAACACGTATTTCGAGTCAATGACCATTTTGTACGACTGCAAAATCAGCTGATTAACCAGTACATACGAAACCTCCAGTTTCTCGCAGATCTCGGGCACAGCCGCACCCAACTCCCGCAACTGTCGAATCTCTTTAGCCACCGCACTCCATTCCCGCGGCTTCTTGGGATCTGGAGCAACCACCTCTTTAACTTCTAGGCTGACGTCAGCAGAAGCAGCTTTACGCGCAGTCATGAAAACAGTTCGGCTTTTCGTACTACAGGATAACCTCCGCTCCTTCATTGACGTCCCCTACGGCGAACACGCCGAAGCCCACGCCGACCTGGAGCTATCCGGCGTACAGGTCTACCACGCTGTAATTCTTAACAATCCCCCCAAAACAAGGAAATCCAAGACTGACGCTAGACTCAAACAAAGGATGTATTAAGCCGTGGCCGCCACCATTGATGCCACTCTGGCTGGAGCTTCGGCCAATTCGTATGTGACGCTGGCGGCTGCCAACACCTATTTCGAGACAGTTCCAGATTCGTCCACCTGGACCGACAAAACGGACGACCAAAAGAACCGCGCCCTAATCTCCTCCACTCGCTGGATCAACGCCCTGAGTTTTTACGGCGACCGCTGCACCACCACTCAAGCCCTCAAATGGCCGCGTGAAGACTACACAGTCGATGACATTGACCTGGCGTGCAGCCTAATTCCCACCGACATCAAAGTCGCCACGTTTGAATTAGCCCGAGCCCTAGCCAACGACACCGGTGCCATCACCGACAGCACTGGCACGACCGGTATTTACGACGAAGTAAAACTGGGCGACCTTCAAGTCAAATACAATAAAACCAGTCAAACCAGCGGCGTCATCAACAATGTCTTTGACGTCTACCCCTGGCTACAGACGTACCTGGGCCCTTATTGCATGAACGGCGCTGCCAATTACGCCGTCCGTTTATTCCGAGGTTGACATGCCTGGAGCACTCGACACGTTATTCAAGTCTGTCGCCCAAGAGGTCGTCGCCGATCTTGGCACAGCGTTGGACACCAGTATCACTTATATACGTAAAATTTCTCCAACATATAATGTCAATACAGGAGCAGTATCAACAACAGATACAAGTTATTCTAATATAAAACTCCCTATTGAATATATAAGATCAGAGGAAGAAAGCGGTTTTCAAGAAAATATCGCACGTTTGTATATAACACCGAATTTGATTGGTAATAACCAACCTACACTTCAAGATGAAGTGATACTTACGTATGCTGGAGCCAACCGCACGGCTAAGATTCAAGATATACGAACCTATAAAGGCGGCCAAGAATACCTGTACACCCTTACCGTAATTTTCTGATGGCGCTCGTACATGCCCGTGCAGCTTTTGAAGCCGCAATAAAAACAGCATTGAATAATGCTGATAATACAGTTAGCGTTATATTTGATAATATGCCGTTTACTACTCCAGGTAAGACTACAAAATATGTAATCATCAGTATAAATTTTAATAACTCTACTGAGCAGCCCCAGGGTGCGGCAAGTGATTTTTACAGCGGTACGATTAGGTGTGGTATTTTTACACCGCCAAATACCGGCAGCGCCGTCTCAGCCGCAATAGCTGAAGCTGTGATAGATGGTATAATTTCTGTTAATGCAAGCGGTTATACAGATACCTACAACTGTAAGCCAAGAGCAGGTCAAGTTACCGGACCCACAAATATTACCACCGAAAATAATAGTCATTTTTTGAGTGTTGTTGGTTGCACATTTACAGCTAACGCATAATGAACTCAAAAAATATTGAAAATTTAGTACCTGATTTGCGAAAAAAATTAGTCGCAGCTAGAGCGGCTGCTGGTCCCGAAATAGCATTTACACTTCAGCACGCAGGCCCGTGGTGGACAGGTAATTTCGGTAAACGCTGGGAATTAAGCAGTTCTCCGGTTATACCTGGAGCACCTATAGACAGAGGCAATGGAGTGCGAACACCCCCTGGTGGACCTCCATACTCAATTCCCAATCCGACAGCGCGTGTTCCAGAAAAGCCTGTTCCAGTAACTCTTTCCTTAAACAGACCGCTGTATATCGGCAACTCTGCCGCTTATGCAGGATTTGCTGTAAACAACCCCTCAGCCACATTGAATAGCCCAGCCGGACCAAAGACTTATGCCGATCATGGACAACAGTACAAACTTACAGCCGCCGGTGGCGATGCCGATTGGTACAAGATTTACACACAAGGGGGCTTTTTACTTGAAGACATTACCCAAGGTTTTAGGATAGCTGGCTTCAAGTAGTACCCTATGCTATAGTGTGCTAGTTAATTACTCCGCCCCATGGCAGTCGAACGCGCTATTGACAAGCTGAAAAAAGCCTTCAGTGTTGAAACCCGCAGCAGTTACACCGTAAAAAACGGTGATGAGGTTGTCCTTAAAATTTTCTGGCGGCCTCTGACTATTGCAGATCGTGATGCAATCAACAATGTTCTTATTGCTATGAATAAGGCAAATGAAGAAAATAGCCTGGAATTTGCACTTCAAATTATTATTCAAAAATCCGAAGACGAAAATGGGAACAGGTTATTTCAAGACGGTGACCGAATGGCTCTTCGTACACAACTACCCATGAATATCCTTCTGGACATCATGACCAAAATGCAGAATGTGACTGAGGGGGCGGAACCCGAGGCCGTAAAAAGCTAGGCTAAAAAACGATAATTTTTTATACTTGCAGTTCTTTATTTGTGAACAGTTGGGTATAAGTTGGGCGCAACTGCGTAAAACTATGACAGTAGAAGAGGTTTATGCCTGGAGCGCCTACTTCCAGCTTAAAAATGAAAGAGAAGAAAAAGCCTATAAGGACGCACAGCAGAAATCCCAATACCGAGGTATCCGCTAGGCTAGACCTATCGGTGCGTGCGTCCAGTGAGCGCAGCTAACTACGAAGTCAATATCCAGTTAAACACTGGTGCGATTGATGGGCAGCTGCGTTCACTGGAACGCCGTATCCAGACGTTGCGCCGCAACATTGTTGCTCCACTCCGTGCGGAGCAACAATCTTTACGCAATGCAGATCGTGCAGCAACGCTGGCGGATAGGCGTGCCAGCACAATGGTTATTACTCGCAATCTTGGCGAGCAACTCAATCGCCTTGAGAAGCGCGGTGTGGATGTTGCCAAGGCCCGAACAGCACTTGACCGAGCTGGTGTAGCAACCGATAAGGGACGCCTTGAGACAGCCCGCTCGCTTAATAAATCTGTACGCGACTTTATCGGTGAGCAGAAACGCGCCACATCGGTAACAAACCGTGCCGGTCGTATGGCCACCGAAAATGTAAATGCACTATTTAACGCTCAACGTAAACGCTATACACTGGATCAAAAAATACGTCGACTCGAAGATAGTGGAGTAAATACAAACAAACTACGCACAAAATTAGGTGAATTTACTGAAGCCCAAAGCCAAAGAAATTTTGGCAGCGTACAAAAAATAGGTAATGAGCTGGATTTACTTGTTCGTAAAGAGCAAGATCGCCTGCGAGTGCAACAAAATCAGACGCGAGAACAAGAACGGCAACTGCGAACCAGTCAACGCGCCGGAGGACCAGCATCCCCACTCCGCGGCGGTGTGACAATGCCCGGCTCGCCAGCAGCACTTAGTGCCGCTGCTCGTGCTGGGGGTGCCCGCACCTCCATTCGTGGTGATGTAAATACACCAGGATCTCCAGCATTTATCAAAGCCCAACAACGCGAGATTGCACGAGCAGCACGTATTGGTGGCGCTATATCTCCACTAAAAGGTGATGTAAATACACCAGGATCTCCAGCATTTATCGAAGCCCAAGCACGTGAGCGAGATCGTGCTTTATCAAAAGCTGCAACAATCGGCGGTGCACGTAGTTCTATTCGCGGTGACGTGAATACCCCTGGCTCACCAGCATTTATCGAAGCCCAACAAAAAGAATTAAGCCGCTTGGCACGTCAAGGAGGAGCTACATCTCCGATCCGTGGTTCAGTAAACACGCCCGGTTCTCCAGCGTTTATTGAAGCTCAAGCCAAAGAACGTGCCAATGCTTTACGCAGGGCAGCAACGTTGGGCGGCCCACGCAATCCAATCGGCGGTGCTGCCAACATTCCCGGATCACCAGCTTTTCTGTCTGCACAACAAAGACAGCAAACAGGCTTTGGAAATAGAACTCGTGATGTTGTAAGCAACGCGATCATTGGTGGCGCATTTCCTCTGCTATTTGGCCAAGGAGGTGGAGCAGCCATTGGCGGCGGTTTAGGCGGCGCTATCGGAGGTTTGGCAGGTGGTACGCTGGGTTTTGGTCTCTCTTTGGTAGGTACCGCAATAGGTCAAGCGGCTGACGAAGCTCAGATGTTGAGCAAAGAACTGAACAATGTAAATATACGTTTGAATGACGCCGGAGATTCTTCACGTACAACAGCAAAAGACATCGGGGATTTAGCTTCTAAACTAAACATCACAAAAGAAGAAGCACTTAATGTTGTAAATGCCTTCAGAGAATTTGACTCCGCAAAAGTCCGTGAAGCTGTAGCAGCATCTTTTGGAGCAGCTGGCGGCCGTGAAGGTTTTGATGCTTTGACTGCAATTCAAGATGGACAAACAGCATTGGAAGCTATTGTAAAATTGCGTTCAGAGCTAGGGCAAAAAGTATCAAGAGAAGCCCTTGAACAACTAAAGATAAATGGTGCTACAGCAGCAAGCGTATTTATACAACAACGTCTAGCTACATTACAAGATCAAAAACTTGTTAAGCAAGCACAAGAAATTAAAAATCAAGATCGTATAAATGCGTTCTTAGCTTTAGGCCTAGTAGGGTCACTTAACTTGGCTAATCTGGAAGCTAAAGCCCAAGAATTTGCAAATAAAAGAGGACAAAATGTAAAAAATGAAGCTAAAGAACGCAGAAGACTGGCACAAGAAGCTGTTAATGAAACTAAAGAATTTCTTAAACAGGTAAGTGCCTTATCTGGTCAGTATAAAGAAGAAGGTCGTGCTAAACCGGAGTCGCGTGCCGCAGCTTTACAGGAAGAATTGACCGCTATCAAACGTATCGGTATAGAAGAAGATCGTATTCGAGATTTGCGGTTTGCAAATAGAGAACTAACTGCTATAGAAGCTGAGTTTGAAAAAGATAAAGCCGACATTATACGGGATCGCAATAAAGCACTACAAGAAGCTAACTATACAACTGAAAAAGCTTTAATTATTCAGATTGCATCAGAGCGTTTAGCTAACGCTGCAGCTCTACGCGATGACAAAAAGCGTGCCGTTGAAAAACAACGTAAAGATCAATATGAAAGTATCTTAAGAAGTGTGCAGTATGAAACACAACTCATAGATGCTCGCATGGCGGGAAGAGAACGCGAAGCAACAATCGAACAAAAAATAACAGAACTCGAACGCGAACAACCGTGGTTACAAAAAGCGCAAACCGCTGAATACCGGAAACAGCTAGAGCTTTTATATCAACGGCAAGATGCTGAAGAACTTTTTAATATCCGCCGTCGTGCTGAAGTTCAAGGCACAGGATTCCAAGCCGGATTTATTGGAGATGCGGCGCGTGCATTTGAAGACCAACTAGCAGCTGGAAAAACTGTTGAGCGTGCAACCGAAGTTGCAAAATTAACTGAGCAATTACAACTTGCTCAATCACAAGCCCAGTCTCTTGAAGGACTGGTGTTGAACATCGGTGATGCCTTTGGACAGGCTATGACGGTTGGTGTTGCATCTTTAGTTGATGGTACTAAATCAGCCGAACAAATTTTTGCTGATTTTCTAAATACGATTGCTAATGCTTTGCTGCAAACAGCCGCTCAAATGATTGCAACTTATACCGCAATCGGTATTGCGCGAACATTTGCAGGTGTGCCAGCAGCACGTGGTTTAGAAGCTGCTACACCGGAAGGTAATGCCGCTTTCCTAGATCGAGTATTTAGCTTGGATCTTGCTGGGCCCCGTGCTGCCGGAGGCCCGGTATCCGCAGGACGTCCTTATCTTGTCGGCGAACGCGGTCCCGAGATGTTTGTACCTCGTTCCACTGGCAGCATCTACCCCAATGATGTTATGGGCATGGGCGGTTCAAACATCGTGGTGAATGTTGACGCCGGCGGGTCTAGTGTGGGAGGCGATCCTGGTCAAGCCAATATGCTCGGCAAAGCCATTGGCATTGCAGTCCAACAAGAACTCATCAAACAAAAACGACCTGGAGGCTTGCTCGCCTAATGGCTACTTTCCCTGCGATAACCCCAACTTATGGCGCCCAAAAGGCTAGCCGTCCCATAGTTCGTACAGTCCAGTTTGGTGATGGTTATCAGCAACGTCTAACTTATGGTCTCAATCAAGACCCAAAAAACTGGAGTTTGACCTGGGAAGTCTCCGAAACTGATGCAGACACCATTGAAAACTTTCTTGACGCTCGTGCAGCAGATAATGCCAGTTTTGATTGGACCCC